CCTTGGGCTTAAAGCGGATAAACGTCTTGCCTGTCAGCTTGCGTATCACTTGTGCTCGATGCAGTGCGACGATGCCGAATACATAAAAATGCGTAATTCAATTTTGGGATTTGCAAATAAGTTTCATAGGGTAGACGAATGCGGAGAATTGAAACCTATTAAGGAGGAAGTAGCATAATGAACCGAAAGACAGAACAGTTAAACGTATGCAAAGCAATGCTAGATAGTTCGCGGAATGTAGCATACTGCGAATTACCAAACGACACAATAGCCGTAACAACAGACGGCTTTAGCTGCTACGTGCTTTCAAAAAAGGAACTGATTTTTGATTTATCAAATCTGAAAACAGCCGACTTTTCATCGTATTTTGAGGAAAACGAGAAGCAGGAGCCACTTACATACACAGGCATAACAATGGAATGCGGTTTTCAGCGTGACATGCTTGTTGAGCTGAAAGGGAAAAGCTTTGTGACCTATGCGCGTAAGTCTCATTTCAATAAGTTCAAAGGGTATAACCTATATTCAGAATCGCCATGTGACGCAATTATCGCAAAAGACGACTTAGGGCAACAGGTAGGGCTTTTCCTCCCGGTGCGCAATCCCAGGCAAGACGAGGAAGGTGAATCCTGATGTACGGCTTAGAAACAGCACAGAGGCAATACGACGCGCAATATCCTGAAAACGAGTTGCCGGATGTTTTAACTTGTTCCGTTTGTGGCTTTGAAGAACCGCGCGAAGACACATACACGGTTGACGGAGAAATCATGTGTGAAGGGTGCTTTGACGATTTTTGCGCTGAAATGTACGACGAGCACGGAACAGTTTTTTTTGAAGAACACAAAGAAGAATACGCTAAAGATTGGTTTGAGAATCTTGAAGACAAAGAGCAGAAGATAATCATTCTTTCGGCGTATGAAAGATATTTGAGAGAAACAGAAGAAGATAAACTGCACGGGTGCTCATGTACCAGTATATTCGAGCAGAGACAAATAAAAGGTTTTTGCTTGCGCCACGGAGATTGGAAAGATTACATTAAGCGCGTTGAATGCGTTGAAGAAAACAAGGAGTAATTTGTATGACTTATGAAGATATACAAAAGGCAAATGGACTAATTCAAAAAACGCAAATCAAAGGAAAGGATTACGCAGAAGTCAATCAGAGAATAAAAGCCTTTCGCTCTGTGTGCCCTAATGGAGCAATAGAAACGGAGTTAATCAAAGACGATGGAGAAGTCTGCATGATGCGTGCAGTTGTGAAGGATGATTCAGAACGCATTCTTGGCACTGGCATGGCCTTTGAAGTAAAGGGCGGCTCTTACATAAACAAAACCTCTTATATTGAGAATTGCGAGACATCCGCTGTGGGAAGGGCTTTAGGCGTGTGCGGCTTTGGTATTGATACGAGCGTAGCAAGCGCGGAAGAGGTTACTAACGCCATTGCACAGCAAGAAGCGTCTAAACCTATCAACGACATTAAAAAAACGGCGTTACTGGAGGAATTGCACCGCGTCGGATGGCCTGTAAATGACATGCTAGAATATCTGCGCAAAAAATATCCGAACGTACCGTTTAAAAGCATAAACGAGATTACAGAAGCACAGTTTGCGCCACTTGCTGCTATGCTTCGCAAAAAGCCAGATTGCAGTGCATCGGAGAATGAAAATGGCTGAATCAATAATGCAGGCTGCGAAAGAGTGCTATTTGACCAAACGAACTGACAATCTACATAAACACCACATATATGAAGGCTCAGGCCGTCGCAAGTTGTCAGAAAAATACGGCTGCTGGGTGTGGCTCACGGGAGAGCGGCACAACCAGTCAAATTATAGTGTGCATTTTAATAAACCGCTTGATTTGCGCCTGAAACGCGAATGTCAACAAAAATTTGAAGAAACACACAATAGGGAAGATTTTATAAAGATATTCGGGAGGTCGTATTTATGAGTGGTCAAGATTTAATGATTGATTTACAAGGTAAAATCCAACTGCTCGATAAGGCATTAGAACAGCTTAAACACCGTGGCAGAACATATGCAGAATCAGAGCAAAATTACCGCGTTGAGTTGTCAAAGAAAATCTTGTTAGAGCGCGACAAAGGAACGCCGGTAACAATTATCAGTGACGTTTGCAGAGGCGATGAAGAAATTGCAAAACTGAAATTTATGCGTGATGTAGCGGAAACAACATTCAAAGCTGCACTAGAAGCAATTAACGTGTATAAGCTCCAGATTAAAGTTCTGGAAAACCAGATAGACAGAGAGTACAGGGGGTAAACCATGAACAAAGTTATCTTAATGGGACGGCTCACCGCTGACCCGGAATTAAAGACTACGCCATCGGGCGTATCGGTTACGAGTTTCGGTATGGCGGTAGACCGCAGATACGCGAAACAAGGCGAAGAACGGCAAACGGATTTCATCAATATCGTATGCTGGCGGCAGAAAGCAGAATTCGTTTGCAAGTATTTTGTAAAAGGCCAGCTGATTGCGCTTGAAGGTTCTATCCAACAGCGCCAGTACCAGGACAAAAACGGAAACAACCGTACGGCTTTTGAAGTGGTAGCCGACAACGTGTACTTTACAGGCGATAAACGGGGCGCAGGGGAGCAAACAGGCGCAGAGCCTAACGTATATACTCCAATCACAAAAAGCTTTACGCAGAGCAATTTTGAGGATGCTTATACAGACGAAGACGACTTGCCTTTCTAAAGGAGTGATAGCGGATGGACATTAAAGACTGGATTCCGGATGGAAAAGAAAACGCAGTTACACGCGAAGAGCTGCGCAAAATCACTGGATATACTGACCGCGAAATTAGAGAAATGATTGAGCGTGAGCGGCGCAACGGACACGCAATTCTTTCATCTCCGGCTGTTTCTGGCTACTGGCAAACGGATGATATAGATGAAATTGAACGCTTTATTAACGCCTTAGACCGCCGCCGCGCGTCCGAAGCAAAGAATCTTATCAAACTTCGTGAAAGGGTAGCAAAAGCGAAGGGTTATAAGGTTATCCAAGTGAAAGCGCACACACGCGCCATAAAGCGAACGGTTTTTGAATAAACCGAACAAAAGCGACTAAAAGCGGGTGGTTAATTTGGCAAAGGAAGAAAAGAATAAAGCGTTCTTGATGTATTACGAGTACAAAGAATATATCAGTCTGCTGCCCGATGATGAAAAAGGTAAATTGCTCATGGCGCTTATTGCGTACGCAGAAGATGGAATTGAGCCTTCTTTTACCGATGGGTTATTGATGTGTTTCCATTTTATAAAAACACGGATAGACCGCGATAACATGCGATATTTAAAGCAATGTGAAACAAATAAAACCAACGGAAAAAAGGGTGGAAGGCCTTCCAAAAAGCAAACGGTTTCTACGGAAACCGAACGGTTTTCTAAAGAACCGAACGAAAGCGAAAAAAACCTAAATATAAACCTAAACTTAAATAAAAAGAATAATAAAGAGAATATGTCAACACAAGAAAAACCTGACACGCTAAATTATGAGAATATATTTTCCTTGTTTAACACGATATGTACAGACCTACCGCGTGTAGAACGCTTAACTGATGCGCGAAAGCGAAGAATAAAAACTGCCGTAAAAGCGTTGAAAGGCGATTTTAAATCATTCTTTGCTAAAGTTCAAGCGTCTGATTTTCTAACAGGGCGTGAAACCAATTGGAAAAGTAATTTCGATTGGATTTTAAATTCAAACAATCTTGTGAAGATTCTCGAAGGCAATTATGACAACAGGAGGGAGAAGCCTTATGCCGCAGGAAATACACCAGAGCGTGCTGGAAGCTTTGCGGAAGAGAAAAAATACGGTGAATACTTCTGACGATTTAGCGGCCTACGAGCAGCGGCGTGTCGATTACATGAACCAGACGGGCGGCGTATTAACCGGATATGATTGTCAGGAATGCCGTAACAAAGGAATTGTATACTACCTCAACAAAGATGGTTATCTGTGCCATCGTGAATGCGATTGTATGGGAACGCGCAGGGCGTTACAGCGTATCGAAAAAAGCGGATTGAAGCAGACGCTTGATTCACAAACCTTTGAATCGTTTGACGTTACTCAACCGTTTCAACGGCGAGCAAAGGCCCTCGGAAAGCAATTTCTTGATGATTGTTACGGGAAATGGTTTTTCTTTGGCGGTCAGGTTGGCTGTGGCAAAACGCATTTATGCACTGCGATTGTTGGGGAGTTTATCAAACGCGGCTATGATGCCCGTTACATGTTATGGCGGGATGATGTAGTCAGAATAAAAGCAAACGCAAATTCGGACGATTATAACGTGCTTTTAGACCCGTTTAAAAAAGCCAAAGTCTTGTACATTGACGATTTTTTTAAAACCGAGCAAGGAAAAAAGCCCAGCACCGCAGAAATAAACGTAGCGTTTGAGTTGCTGAACTACAGGTACAATGACCGGGATTTGATTACTTTGATTTCATGTGAGAGGGACACAAACGCTTTGCTTGACATTGACGAGGCGGTAGGGAGCCGTATTTACCAGCGGTCAAAAGAATATTGCTTGTGCATCGCGCCGGACGCGAACAAAAATTACAGGCTTTTATAGAGGGGAGTGCCGGAATGAACAAGTACAGGAACAAAAAGGTCGTTGTAGACGGAATCACTTTTGACAGCAAAAAGGAAGCAGCGCGATATAAGGAACTGCGAATGCTCGAACGTACAGGAATCATTTCCGCTTTACGATTACAAGTGCCTTTTGAGCTTATTCCGAAACAAGACGGGGAACGTGCTTGTGCCTATAGAGCCGATTTTGTATATGAGCAGAACGGAAAAACAGTTGTAGAAGACACCAAAGGCATGAAAACCGATGTTTACAAAATTAAGCGAAAGCTGATGTTATACCGCTATGGAATCAAAATCACAGAAACCTAATACATACGGCTACCGTTATAACGTCAACGAACCCGAAATAAGCGACCTGTACGAGCGATTCAAGGCTTGGAAAAAAGCGCCGAGGAATGAACCGATTTCAGACGAGCAGCGTCACGAATTTGAGCGTTGGGTTGACGTTTACATGAGAAAGAAGGCGAAACAATGACCGAAGCAGATGAGAATCTGTACAGTGACGTAAAGCGTGCTATGGGACTGGTAAATCGCATTGGAATCCCAACGGTGTATGACGACCTCTATGATTTCAAGAAATACCTTGAAGGCAAGCGCGGAAAGAAGCCTGATATGGCGGCTGCGTGGACGGCGGCGACAATTATGGCAAATTGCAAAAAAGAGAGCGCACCGGAGGTTTTTGTGAAAAAGACGCTGGATTTATGCCTTTACCACAACGCAACGCCGGAAGAAATTTCTGCAACCGAATACGCTGAGTTTTAGGAGGGAAACCATGTGCGAGACATGTATACACGCGATAAAAATGGCGTTAAACAGTAGATTTTCTTGTAATTGTCCGCGTTCCGAATTTTTCCGGGAAAATGTCAGTGCCGAGAATTACTGTGGTCAATACGCCGAAAAAGCAGACAGGCAATGCGCTATGGACAATGGCAGACAGTGCCGGGGCCTAATAGATAAGCATTGCGACGGGTGTAAGTTTTATAAGACAAAGGCCCAGCTTGACAAAGAGCGCAAGAACACAAACACAAGGCTCCGGGAGTTGTCAGATGAACATCAAGTTTACATAAAAGAAACTTTTAAGGTTAGATTTTAACCTCCCTGCGTAGCTAACAGGGAGTAGGCAATGCGCATTGTCTCTTGATTTACAGGAGGCAAATTAAAAATGATACAAATACTCACGGGTGACGCACTCGAACAGCTTAAAACTCTACCCGACCAGAGCGTTAATTGCTTTGTAACGTCGCCGCCCTATTACAATTTACGCGATTACGGCGTGGACGGTCAAATCGGTTTAGAGCGCGCGCCGGAAGAATACATACAAAAGCTCGTTGAGGTGTTCCGCGAAGCCCGCCGAGTTCTGCGCGACGACGGAACACTATGGATTAATATTGCGGACAGTTATGCCGGCAGCGGGAAAGGCCGAAATACAGACGGAACCTATAATAAAAAATCTGCAAAAGCAAAGCAAGGCACAAACAAGGGGAGCATAGAGGGCAATTTAACTCCAACGACAGCGGGGATAATTTACAAGCCGAAAGACTTAATCGGCATACCGTGGATGCTTGCTTTTGCACTTCGGGCGGATGGGTGGCACTTACGGCAAGAGATTATATGGTCGAAACCCAATCCAATGCCAGAGAGTGTGCGTGACCGCTGCACAAAATCGCACGAAAGTATATTTTTACTATCAAAATCACGCAAATATTATTTTGACGCGGAAGCAATCGCGGAACCATGCGTCGGGTTTGGTAACAATGCAGGGAGGCGCAAAGAAAATAATAAAACCTTTCGCGGCGGCGGGGTTTACACAAACAACCGCTCGTTTAGCAACTCTGCAGGAAAAGAAAAAGCGTCAGTTGGCAACAAGCCAAATGAAAAAGGATTGAGAAACAAACGTGACGTATGGACGGTTGGCACTCGCGGCTATAGCGGCGCTCACTTTGCAACCTTTCCGCCCGACTTGATAGAGCCTTGCATACTTGCGGGTTGCCCGCGCGGTGGAACAGTTTGTGATATGTTCAGCGGCTCTGGTACGGTCGGCGTAGTGGCAAAAGCACACGGGCGCAACGCGATTTTAATTGACCTAAACCCGGAATATACGGATATGCAACGGCAGCGCATAGAAAACACTATCACGTCGCCGAGGAAAAGAAGCAAGCAAGAATTAACGTTATCGGGGTGGGGCGATGGCTGAATACAAACAAACCCACCAAAATTTAAAGGATTTACAAGCCGCACCGCTGGAACGAAAAATTTTACTTGCGCAAACCCGATATATGGAGTTTCACGACCGTTTTGGCGGTCAAATCTATGTGTCCTTTTCAGGCGGCCTTGACAGCACCGTAATGCTTGACATTGCTGCACAAGTACATAAAGCGGCTTATCCTGACGAAACGCTATACGCCGTATTTGTAGACACGGGCTTGGAATTCCCGGAAATACGCAAATTTGTACCGGAATACATCGATTATTTGCGTGGTAAATACGGTATAAAAATCCAACTTGACAAACCAAATCCGATAAAGCGTTTTTATGACGTGCTGCGCGAATATGGATACCCGGTTATCAGCAAAGAGGTTTCAAAAATTGTCTATGGAGCACGGCACAGCAAGGATAGCAAACAGTCATATTTAAATAAGCTCGACGGCCTAAATCCTGATTTTACAGAATCCGAATACAAGCAACGGTACAAAAAACACAAATACCTTTTAAACGCAGATTTTGAAATATCCAACCGCTGCTGTTACTGGATGAAAGAAAAACCCTGTATTGACTATGAACACGAAACCGGGAGAAAGCCCGTCGTTGCGATTATGGCGGCAGATAGCCAACAACGTAAAGATGCATGGTTAAAAACCGGCTGTAACGCCTTTGACGGCAAACGCCCCATGAGCAAGCCTTTGTCGATTTGGACGACGCAGGACGTTTACAGATACACCAGAGACTATAAACTGCCTTACTGTCCGATATATGGCGAAATCACCGAGGAAATCAAAATTAGCCCCAAACGCAAAATACAGCGCAAAACAGGCCGCTTAATCACAACGGGCGAAGCACATACAGGCTGCATGTTTTGTCTGTACGGCGCACACCTTGACGGAGTCGCCCGTTTACGCCGCATGAAATTTACCCATCCACGCCAATACGAGTATTGCATGTATGGCGGAGAATACGACAACAACGGACTGTGGAGGCCAAACAAAAAAGGGCTGGGCTTGTCTCACGTGTTGGATTATATCGGGGTAGACGCGGAGCAGCAGCAACTTATTTTAGACGGCTGGAACTAAAAACTATAATACCCTTTAAACTCTGGCGGCGGAAACGGATTAAACGCCCATCTTGTCGATACAAACCGCTTTAGGTTCTCACTCGGCAGCATTCCGCCGCAGTGCCCTTCAAATACTTTTGTTATAAATAGGGTGTCTTGTTTGCCACAATAACAAACGAGTTTGCGCCGAAGCCCAACAGCGGTAAAAGCGCAATCGATAAAAACCGCACCGTCACAAAGCTCGCGGCAAGTGCCGAGGCTATATAAGGTCTTAAAAAACGTGCTATCCTCTGCACAGCGCGGGTAAAAACTATAAACAATCAAATAAAGCACATACATCACCTATAGGTAGTATGTGCAGAAGGAGAGCAAAAATGATTCCTATAGGCATTGACAGCCATCCAATTCCAACGGTATGCCCCTATTGCGGTTGTACAGTAATATTTACTTCCAATTTCACAATTTACGGACGGGAATATGGAAACGGAAAGTGTTATAAATGTACCGCTTGTGATGCTTATGTAGGCGTACATACAGGAACTAGGATTCCTTTGGGGCGACTTGCAAACGGGGAGTTAAGAGAATTAAAAAAGGAATGTCACGCAATTTTTGACCCTGTATGGAAGAGTAAAAAACTCTTGACGCGCGGCGAAGCATACAGGCGGCTTGCAAAATTGTTAAATATCCCAATCAAAGAATGCCATTTTGGATGGTTTGACAAGGACGCTTTATGCAAGGCAAAACAAATTATGAGTAATAAAGAGTGGCATAAAGAAAAAGGGAGAAGCCATGAAACGAAAATCTATTCCGACAAAGGTGCGTAAACGAGTTTATGAGAAATACGGTGGTCAGTGTGCTTACTGCGGAGAACCGATAGAGTACAAAGAAATGCAGGTTGACCACATGGAACCGCTTGCAAAGGGCGGGGCGGACAGCGAAGAAAACTATATGCCAGCCTGCCGAACTTGGAATCACTATAAAAGCACACTGACGGTTGAGCAATTCCGCGAACAAATAGGGCTTTTAACAAAAAGGCTTGCGGAGAGAGTTTATATATACAAACTGGCACAGCGCCATAGGCGCATAACGGAAAACGAGAACCCGGTAATATTCTATTTTGAGAAGGAGGAATCACGGTGAGCATTGAAATCTACAACGAAAAACTCTATACAGCTCGCAAAGAACATCGTTGCCATATCTGCGGGATAACGATTAATCTAAACGAACAGTATTACAGGGAATCTGGAAAATACGAAGGGGATTTCTTTGACCGCTGCACATGCATCTGCTGCTATGAAGTAAGAGAGCAATTCATCATCGATGTAAATGAAACTGAATATTCCGAGTGGGAAATTTTAGACGAAGCAACCAACACATTTTGCGAAGACCATTATGAAACAAACCCCTGCGCTTGCTGCAACTATAAGAATCCTTTGCGTTGTAACAGGGTAAGGGAATATTACGAAAACCAACATAAAAAACGCTGTAAGCAAGCACAGAAACCGGAGGAATAAATCATGGTACACGAACTTAAAACCGAACCGGAGCATTACGCTGCACAAAAGGCTATGATAAAACCTTTTGAGGTGCGAAAAAATGACCGGGATTTTCAAGTGGGCGACATTTTGGCGCTGAATGAATGGGAAAACGGCAAATATACCGGAAACGCTCTTCTGCGAGAAATCACATACATACTGGATGACACTCAATATTGCAAAGAAGGTTTTGCCGTTTTAGGGGTTATTCCATTTCCGCGCGGACTAATGCACATAGACGCGCCCAAAGAATTAACGAGAAAGAAAACGGAGGAAGCCACATGAATGACACCGTATCAAATTTATACGCTCGAAAGCGTGCAATACAAAACCAAAAACTCCAACTTAAAAAGGAGTTGCGCGAAAAAATAGAAAAGCTCGACAAATCATTGGAAGACATCGAAAAGGCGCTCAAAGTCATAAACGATACGGTAAAAAATGTCCTTTGCCCGGCGTGCGGAGGAACCGGGACAACGCGATATGCTGACGCAGCCGGAGCTATGGACGACAAACCTTGCGCAGATTGCAACGGAACGGGGATAAAAATGACAAAGGAGGAATTAACATGAACAGACTGACAACAGAAGGAATGGACTTTGAAGAAATGTTTTGCGAAGAATGTACATTTTACGGAGAGCCAAACGGCTGTAATTTGCCGGGGTATAAGTCGACTTGTAAACCGTTTGCTTTTTTTGTGGATGCAGCAGAAAAGCTAAAAAAATACGAGGACACCGGCCTCACGCCGGAGGAAACAGATAAACTCGCAAAAGCGCAGGAGGAAGGGCGGCTCGTTGAACTGCCGTGTATGGTTGATAGCGTTGTTTACGCCCTTATCAAATGTGAAAGCGTTGTCATGTGGCATGACAACGGGATAAACGGAACAGGCGCTACCGAATGTCCGTTTGAAAATCAATGTGACATTGAGGAATGCGACGACAACAATCTTATAATTGTTAAAACAACGGTTGAATCAATAACTATCGAGGCTAGAGGCGCGAGCATTTACCTAAGCGATATAAACGGAGAATTTCATGCCGCTGACTTCGGCAAAACCGTTTTCCTCACCCGCGCCGAAGCCGAGGCCGCGCTGAAGGAACAGGAGGCCAACAATGGCGATTAAATATCATAAAGAAACGCAATATACAACTTTCTGTGCCGAATGCGGATGCAGTGAATCCATTTATACATCCGACGAAGAATGGAAAGGCAATGACACGCCGAGTAGATATTTTAAGCGTCAAGGGTGGAGTGACGAAACAGGCGTTACACTGTGCCCGGAGTGCGTAAGGAGGAATCACAATGAAAATTAAAACAAAAATCACCGTCCCGGCAGGGATGTATTGCGACGGTTGTAAGCACACGGGCGAAAAATATGCTGATTGCTTAACGTGCAACATTTACGGTCATCCTTGCATTTACATATCAGACGGCACCGCACGCGCCGTCAAATGCGATAAATGCCTGTTAGCTTGCGCGGCGGAATTGCGTAAATAAACATTAAACAAAAGGAGATTAAAAAATGAACAAGAACACAGCAGAACTTTTAAAACTCATCCAACAAAATCCAGACTTGCCCGTTGTCCCGATTGTGGACGGGGAAATCCCCGGCGACGATTGCGGGAGGTGGCTCGGCTCATGGGGTAGCTCGCGTGTTGATGAGTATCTTTTGGCAAACAAAAGCGAATGTGTGGAATTTAAGAGCGACGGCGAGGTATTTTTAGCTCTGGAGCAATACCTGTCGGGCGAAGAATTTGAAAAGCTTCCGGAGACAGAGGAAGAATGCAGAGGTGCCTATAATGCGCTACCGTGGATAAAGGCTATCATCGTAAACATCGATTTGCCGGATTAAGGAGCGAACATGAATAAAGCCTATGTAATAAAGATTCAAGAACCACGGGGATATTGGCGAGTTTATTACTATGCCAGATTTTGCTGGAAAGGTTTGTTTTCCTGCCCAATAGCGACTATTCGTTATGGTAATACTGTTGCTCGTCTATCTGACGCGAAACTGTATAGGAGTAAGGGTAAAGCCTTGATACGGGCAAGGAAAATCAGAAAGATACACAAAGTTGAAAACAGCAATATAGTTACCGTTGTGGAAGTAGGGAGTAATTAAAATGAAAAAAACAATGGTGAAAGCAGTTTATTCAGAAACCATTTATATAGAAAGAAAATTAAACGAGGAAATAGAGAGCCTTGAAAGAAAAGGGCATGAGATTATTACCATTACATCAATGTGTGTACATACCTGCTATATATGCCTAATCTTATATCGCGGTGATAAGGAGGTAAAACCCAATGACAAGCGCTGAAATACTTGCCTTAGCAAAGCCGATATTATTTAACACCGAAATGACGCGGGCTATCATGGATGGCAGGAAAACGCAGACACGTCGGGTCATTAAACCGCGGTACTGCGATAGCGTGTTTGAAATGTACAACGGCGTACTTTGCGAAGCTTCACCATATGTAGAGCCAGTAAAAAATGCGAACGGAACAATAACACAGCAAATCAGGCAATTTGTCCCGTGCAAACCTAAGTACAAAGTAGGTGATTATCTCTATGTGCGAGAAACATGGGTCAGGTACAGTAAGCTGGATGACTGTGAGTGTGTAATCGAGAACACAGAATGCTTCTATTACAGGGCGGACGGAGAGAACCCAACCCCGTACAATCGTTTTCTTGTACAACATCCGGGCTGGGATGAATACAGAGAATCACCTAAATGGCGTCCCTCCATCCACATGCCGAAAGCCGCCGCGCGAACGTTTTTACAAGTGACAGGAGTACGAGCAGAGCGGTTGCAGGATATTACGCAGGGACAAGCGATTTCGGAGGGCATACAAGGCTATACCAAAGACGGAAAGCTTTATAAGTATTGTGTTGATATTGATACGTGGGCTGAAACCTACAAATCTAAAAAGGGAGAAAACTATTGGCAGGGAATGCCCAAAATCGCAATAGAAGCATTCTCGATATTATGGGACAGCACAGTCAAAAAATCCGACCTCCCTTTATACGGTTGGGACGCTAATCCGTGGGTATGGGCATATGACTTTAAGAAAGTGGAGGTGGAAGATAGGCCGTGAATTTATTTTATCAAATCATAGCATTCGCCTCTTTATTTATAATCGTCAAAATCGCTTTGTTCGGAAATCTATGGATTAAAAAACAGCTTAAAAGGCTGGATGATAACATGAATAAAGTAAAAGAAACAGCTGACAAACTGACACAACTGGAAGAGGATTACCCTGATGCTGATACATTCACGCAATGGAATGAATTAACAGAAAGAGCAGCCAAGATTGTAAAAAAAGATTTGCGTTTGATTGTTTCCAAAAATGTCGTGTTTTTGGCGCAGGTTGTTTTAGTTATCATCGCTGCAATGCTATTATACGCGATAATAGGAATTGTATTTTAATGACTAACTACGAGCAAATAAAAAGCAAAAGACTAGAAGAAACGGCGGAAATGTTGTACCGATTAATAGGACGCAACTGTGATAGATGTCCCACAATAGATATTTGCTTGCGCGAAGAATATGGAATCTACAACTGTTTGAAAGCTTTTGAAGATTGGCTCAATGAGATACGCCAAAAACAAAATGCGAAAAGTGGAAAGAATCGCTTTCGCATTTCAAAAAAGACAAGGAGGAACCGCGATGAACAGTGAGAAATTTAACGAGATAATTAGTGCGCAGTTAGAACACTGCAAAATAGTCCTTTGTAAAAAGGCTAAGGAATACGCGACCAAAGACCGACTGCATAATTTTAAGGTAGCGGCGTCGCTTGAACGAACTACGCCGGTTGCCGCATTAATGGGGATGATGGCAAAGCATACCGTTAGCGTATACGACATGTGCATCGGAACGGATGGCTACGAACATTTTAACTATCCGCTTGAGCTATGGGACGAAAAAATTACTGACAGTATCAATTACCTGTTATTGCTTCGCGCGTTGGTAGAAGAGGAGAACTCACAATGAACATTACAGTACAACACGAAGTCCCCTACGATAAAAACTTAGAGAACAAGTGTCTCTATGCCGGAGATTTCTTTGGAAATGAAGTTTGTAAATATCACGTTCTACGTGACCGAACCCACGGAAGAAAGGCCCCGATAGAACGAAAAAAACCGAAATGCACATTGTTTGACGTATGGTTGCCGGGAGAAAAACAAAAATGCGAACAATGCATGAAAGCGATTGAAGCACAGAAGGAGGAACCGAAATGAACATCATCATCTACATACTCGCCGGAATCGGCGCATTAACGGTTCTGTCGGTGTTCGTATTGCTTGCCTTATGGCGGTACGCAGCACGTAAGGAAAAGAAACTCGACCGGGAATCTTTCCCGAAGGAATAGGAGGCTGTGTATATGAACACTTTTGAACAATACGAAATATCTATCCCGAAACAACTAATAGAATTCCACAAATCGGGCGATACCACACATCTATTTATTAAAGCATCACTGTATGACATTGCAGCAAGTATAAAAGCAATGAATTGTCCGTGTTATGCGCGTTGTTGGAACCTTGCTCGTTTTGCTAAAAAAGCAAGGGTAAGAAAGAAAAATCAGAAACGGTTAGACAAATGGGAGAAAACGCACGATTATACTGTCAAAAAGACATTTATATAACAATCAAAAGTAGTGACCGTTAGAATAGTTATTGGGATGGAGGATAGCATATGTGCATCTACGGATTTGGCGAGCGCTTAGAAAAAGTCATCAAAGAGAAAGAGCTATCGAACGCTGAACTCGCAAGAAAATTAAAAGTAAGGCCAGCAGCAATAAACAATTACATAGACGGTACATTCACGCCGAACGTTCCTAATCTTGTACGACTATGTAAAGTCCTTAATATTTCCTCAGACTGGCTGCTTGGCCTTACTGACGACTATAAAGAAAGGAAAAGTAAAAATGGATAAGAGAGGTAGACCTAAGAAGCCTACGACTATTGAAGCAGAATCAAACAACGACGCCGCTATTCAAGTAGCTAAGAAAAAGGCTATAAATCGTAATAGTCCCGTAATAGGAGAGAATGGATTAAAACCTATATCAGATGAAGAAAACGCATTATTTTGCCGATGTGCTCAAAATGTCTTTAACAGTCCAAAAGTCAATTTAAAGAATCCTCAAGAAGTAGAGGAAGCAATAGACAACTATTTCCGAGATTGTATAGATAAAGGTTTAAGACCGGGTAACATTGGGTTGTATACAGTCTTAGGACTAACCAAGCAAGATGTAAGTAATGCTATACTCGGATATAGTAAGGTTTTACCCCCGGCGACTATAGACTTCATCAAAAAGGCGAAGGGTGCTTTAGCAGCTTATCGCGAGCTTTTAGGCAGCCACGGGAAGATAAATCCGGTTACTTTAATTTTTTGGCAAAAAAACTACGATGGATTGAGGGACCAGCAAGATATTATTGTAACACCAAATAATCCATTGGGCGAAGTGCCAGATGCCGAAACTATGGAACAAAGGTATAAAAGCTTACCGGAAGAAATGGAATAAAACATAGGCAGGGTTACACAACGCCGCGGTACCCTGTCTATTTTATCCTTATTTAGTTTGTAAGCGCGCGAATAGAGACAACGGTAGGGTTTGTCTTATCAACCAAACAGAGCCTTACAGAGCGATTTTGAGCAAAAGAAAAGACCTCCCAAAACAGGAAGGCCTTTTCTTTTTTATTTGTAGTGTTTGCTTGCAGCTAACAGTATGCCAATCGGAGCAAGCAGAATAAAAAGTATATGCACTCGGTGCATCGCCTCCTTACACAAAATACATATTGCCGTTGACCTACACGGCGACGGAATCTTGCGAAAGTCGTTGTTTAAGTCCGTCGCAGTATGTGACAACATCATCTATATGCTCTGTTAAATCCTCTTCGCGCGCGTAAGCAAATACAATCGTTGTTGCCTCTTTGGTTAATCCTTTAGAGGGCGACAACCAGTAACCTAGGGCGGGTGTAGATGTAGCGCCGCCAAAGCACTGTGACAATAGGGCCGCTGCCTCGTCGACATATTTGGCATTGTCGATTGGCTCGTTGACGTTGTTTGTTGCCGGCACGTAAACTGTAACTTTAGACGATAGTTTGATGCAGTTTTTAAGTGCGGTTTTACTCATTATAGTTTTACCTCTTTCTTTTTGCGGGGCAACCTGCTACAATGAGATTGCCCCGAATAATTTTGATGGGTTATTCTGTGGGCGCGCCGTCTGCTTTTTGTGGTGATTAGCGGGCGGCTTTTTTAAAAAAATCAGCTGTTAATGTGGATGCCGACGGCCTGCCGGAATGATAGATTCCGTTTGTTTGTTTTTCCATCTCGGCAAATTGAAACTTGTTTGCGACACAAGACATTGCCTCAAAACAATATCTGCACGTTCCGTTCGCCGTTACCTCGTACACTGTTAGGCAGTAAATAGTTCCGCGCACAGCTCCAGGTCTCTGTGACAGATTATAAAATCTTGTTCCGGCGTAGGTCGATAATTCTTTTTTTGTCATAATTTTTGCTCCTTTCTTTTTTTAGCGGCGGGATTATAAGCTTTATGCGTGACTCTGGCGGTTTTGGGGACAATTTTAATAGACTGGCCGTTATCTTGCACACATCCAAAATAATAAAAATCTACATTGCAATAATCGATTTGACCGTCGCAATCTTCGTAATTATAAGATTTTACAAATTTGTCAACGTCATCAATAACCGCCTGGGTTACATCATTTAAGCACCGATAATAGTTGCCGTTTTCTTTCCATATTCGTTCAAATTCCGCCTTTAATTCCGGGCCGCTCCAACAGTTTAACTTAAATAAATGGTTGTGCATCATTCGCCGGCGCAATGTGTTTTTGTCATCGTCGGTAAGTTCTTCGAACTTTTTATAAATGTTTACCGGGGACTCTTTTAATTGTACGTGCAGCTCCTGACACATAGAGGCATAAGAGGTTCTGACGCTAAATTTATAATTGGGGTATTTTTGTTTTACATATGCTCGCACAATCTGAGCAATATCTTTTAAGCTGCGGTTCCAGTCGTGGCGAGTACCTTTCCAGCCGTTTTGGGTGTAAAACTCAGAGCGGGATGTTGTAGCCGTTTCCGCGGTCTGCACATTGTCGCGTATTTTCCAAACGGTAAACAAAATATCATACTCGTTATTAATCTCCTGCATTGCCTCAGTGCTCCCGCCGGTGTCAGGATGATGCTTTAGAGCGAGTGCGCGGTATTGCTTTTTTAAGTCGTCAAAGCTGGTAACTGATACAAAGTATGCCATCTTTACTCCCTCTTTTCCTCGTGCAACGCCGCGAATACGGCGTTGCATTTTGTCTCCACCTCTGCCACTGTGGTTTTCTGAGTGTCCCATATACGGCACTTACACATGATGGTGCATGCATCGTCTGCCTCGCGGATGATATAGGAGTTGTAACCCACAAGCACCGACGTGTGTACCTCGCCTGTCTCACGGTCTAGCCATATCTCCGCATAGCCGTGCGTCCAGTCGTTATACTCTTTTACCGCCTCTTTGATGCCGTTTAATTTGATGTTTGACATTATGTTTATCTCCTTTCAAATTGTGCCGCTGTGTGCGGCTTTTTGTTTACAATTAAATATTATCACGCCGGCATGATTTTGTCAATACAAAAATCATAAATACGTGATAAAAATTTGCATTTTATCTATTGTAACAAATCTTAAAAGTTTTGTTACAATACCGCTGTTTATGCGGTACGGTGGGGGATATTTCACATTTAAATAGTATTAAATTAGTCCTCCGAATTCCGAAAAAATAAAAAAGAGCTTGACATAATCATATGTAAGTGATATTATTAAATTACAAAAAAGGAGGTTGCAATAATGAAATGGAATGGAATGGTTAAAGAAATAATTGCAGAAAGCGGAATAAGACAAATTCAATTAGCAAAACTTTTAGGATTTAAAGGGCAGTCGGGTATAGCGGAACTTATTAGTAGAAAAGATATAAGGCTTTCAATTTTAACAAAAATGTTAGATATTTTGGGATATGAAATTGTTGTACAAAAGAAAAAGCCCGGCAGAAGGCCGGACGGTCAATTTCTTATTACAACGGAGGAAGAACAAAAATGAAATACGGATACGGGCGCGTTTCTTCCAGAAAACAGATTTTTGGAAACAGTCTTGAAGCACAAAGAGAAAATCTCATTGCAGCTGGAGCAGAAGAAATAATAGAAGAGTGCTATACAGGCACAAAGACTAAACGCCCTAAATTTACTGAGTTGATAAATAAGCTTAAAGCTGGGGACACACTTATCGTCTGTAAGCTCGACCGTTTTGCGCGTACTACTTCCGATGGGGCAAAACTGGTTCAGGAACTCGTCGAGAGAGGTGTTACGGTTAATATTCTCAATATGGGGATTGCCGATAATACGCCTCTCGGCAAATTTATGATTAATATTATGTTCTCCTTCGCGGAGTTTGAAAGAGATATGATTGTGGAACGCACACAAGAGGGCAAGCAAATTGCACGGCAAAGAGAAGGGTTCAAAGAAGGACGACCTAAGAAGGAAGTTCAAAATTTCCGAGAATACAAGGAAAAGTGCGATAAAGGAGAGTTATCTATCACACGCGCTGCAAAAGAACTTGGAATAAGCAGGACACAATGGTACAGGTTGTCATCAACATAACCATTTACAAAAGCGATAAATTGTCTTAAAATATTGAGTAAGTATTAAACTTATAAAATTAGGTGGTTTAAAAATGAAAAGAATAATTATTGGTATCTTACTTTTGTGTTTCCTTGCGGGATGTTCGTCTCCTGACGAAATTAAAAGTTCGCAACAATCATTTTCAGAATCTAGCTCAGAAGCGTCGGCTACTGAGCCAGAGACAAAACCAAAACTTGCATTTTCTACTTGGAAGGAATATATTAAGAATGAGATGAAAGATTATGTTAAATCTGACGCTGACGTTACTATTGGAAAAACAGAAGAGAAAAGACAGGTAATTTCGGTAAATATTGATGATATTAAAAAAGATGACCTTGAAGATTTTTTATTTACTTGTTATATGCTGGCAATCTCTATCGGAAATTATGGAGATGGAAGTGACGCTTTACCGCCGGATATTGAGCATGTAATTATTTATTTTCCACAAGGAACATTGGGTATTATGTACATAAAAGATAATTCAGATATGTATAGACAATTTCCACTCGGTGTTACCACCACCTTGTCAATAAAAAAAGATGATGAGGATGAATTACAGAAGCATTATGATAATTTCTTTTCTTTGACAGATATAATGAAAGGAATTTAAGATTAAACACGAGTGCCGTTGAGCGCCTTCTATATGGAGGGCGCTCTTTTTTATGCTGAAAACCATTGAAAAAATATATCGAGCCATAAAAAAAGACAGCGGCAACGCCACTTTGTATCAGGATGCATTTGATTGTATACGCATTATAGGTGAAACTGATATTACAAAGGCCTCGGAACTAAATAGAGAGTTAAGAAAAAAAGTGAAATCCGCAATGAAGGAAAGCAAAGATTTAAGCTTTAAAGCGCAAATGTACGATTTGCAAAAGCTTACTTATTTATTTGCAGCTCCTTATTTGTTTGATGATTTCCTGATTTATGTAGAGTGGGACAGGGAACCGGAAAAACGTTTTTATTTACCGCGTCGTAATGTTCTGTACACTACTGTTCAGGCAATGCAAGCGTTGATAGATGATGAATTAGACCTACTAACAATTTCAATGCCGCCTGGGACCGGAAAATCAACGCTCGGTATCTTCTTTTTATCATGGGTTATGGGAAGGTTCCCCGATTGCCCCAACCTTGCATCCGCGCATAGTGACAAATTGACAAACTCGTTCTATGAAGGTGTCAAACAAATTATAACCGACCCAGAATACCTGTGGAACGATGTTTTTCCTAGCTGCAAATTAGCAGCGACAAACGCGAAAGAAGAAACGCTGGATATAAACAAGAAACATCGATTCAGCTCTTTAACATGCAGGGCGATTGATGCAACGCTAACAGGTGCAACCAGAAGCGAAAAGATACTTTATGCAGACGACCTAGTTTCCGGTATTGAAGAAGCGTTGTCGAAAGAAAGGCTTGATAAGCTTTGGGAAAAGTACACAAGCGATTTAAAAACCAGAAAAAAGCTTGGGGCAAAAGAAATACATATCGCTACCCGGTGGAGTGTACATGACCCTATAGGACGACTAGAGCAAAAGTATGGAAATGACCCACGCTGTAAATTTATTGTATTGCCTGCGCTCAACGAGTGTGGAGAGAGCAATTTCAACTACCAATATGGAGTAGGGTTTGATACAAAGTATTTCATCGACATGAAGGAAAATATGGACGATGTTAGTTTCCGCTCCTTGTTCATGAATCAGCCGATAGAACGAGAAGGGCTATTGTATTCAGAATCAGAACTGAAAAGGTATTTTGAACTTCCTTCGCGTGCGCCAGACGCAATTTTATCAATCTGTGATACAAAAGACAAGGGGAAAGATTATGCGTTTTTGCCCGTTGGGTATTTGTATGGTTCAGATTGTTACATAGAAGATTGCGTATGTGATAATGGGCTACCAGATGTTGTAGATAACCGCCTTGTTGAAATCCTTCTGAAACACAAAGTAAAGCAATCACAATTTGAGAGCAATGCTGCCGGTGGACGTATTGCTGAAAAAATTCAAAATGAAATCAAAGCAAGAGGTGGGGTAACGCATGTTACCACAAAGTATACGACTGAAAACAAGGAAACAAAAATCATTGTAAATTCAGCTTGGGTTAAGGAGCATTGCTTGTTTAAAGACGAGTCAAAATACCAAAGAAACTCGGATTACGGACGTATGATGAACTTTTTATGTACCTATACCGTAACAGGCCGGAACAAAAATGATGATGTGCCGGATGGTATGGCTATGTTCGCTGAGTATGTTCAATCCATGTCAGGAAACAGCGTTCAGGTATTTAAGCGTCCTTTCTAAATATATTGCGTATCATAACCAACTTATTGGCTTTTTGATGGTGTATAATGAAAGCAGCTAAAAATTAGGTGGTGATGGTTATAGAAAGCAGGCAAACATACGGAAGGCGTATCATCTATTCGCGTGAAGAAAAAATTACCACAGATAATATTGTTTCTGTACTCTATAAGGCGTTACCAATCCATAATATAAACGCCGATGAAATTCAGTACCTTTGGGATTATTACAAAGGGAAAACTCCTATTCGTAATCGCGTCAAAGAAGTGCGGTCAGAAATTAAAAACTGTATCAGCGAAAACAGGGCGAACGAGATTGTTTCATTTAAAACCGGCTATCTAATCGGGGAACCTATTCAATATGTCCGGCGTGGAAATGATAAAGCCGCAGATGATTTGAACCAATTAAACGAAATCATGCTCCACGAAGACAAGGCGACCAAAGACAAAGAGCTGGTTGAATGGGGGCATATTTGTGGAACCGCATACAGAATGGTTCTTCCGAAGAAAGAAGTCGATTTTTCCCCTGTGGACATTTTTACATTAGACCCGCGCTTTAATTTTATCGTTTATCAAAGCGGGTTAGGGCATAAACCGTTAATGTCTGTCATGATTGGGAAAAAAGACAGAAAAATAATTTATATGGTTTATACATCGTCTTTTTACTATGAGATACAAGCGAGGAAAATCACTAAAAAAGAGCCAAATCCTTTAAACTGTATTCCAGTGTTTGAATATCCAGCGAACAACGCGAGGCTGGGTGCCTTTGAAACAGTATTATCGCTTTTGGACGCGCTGGATAACGTAGAATCCAATCGCGTTGACGGAATAGAACAGTTTATACAGGCAATTTTGGTATTTGAAAACTGCGAAATTAGTTCTGAGAAGCTAAAAGAGCTGAAAAAGGAACTCGCCATATCTGTAAAAGGAACACCGGGACTTCCGGCAAAGGTGTTTTACGCCAATGGAGAACTGAACCAAACACAAACGCAAACGTTAGTGGATGACCTGTACCAAGCGGTTTTAACTATCTGTGGAATGCCAAACAGAAACGGTGGAAGCAGTACGTCCGATACAGGAGCAGCGGTACAGTTAAGGGATGGATGGAGTGCAGCGGAATCAAGGGCTAAAGACAGTGAAGTGATGTTTAAAAAACCGGAAAAAAGCTTTTTAACGCTTACCCTTTATATCTGCGAAATTGTACAGGGTATGAATCTTGAAATTCAAAACATTGACATTAGATTCACGCGCAGAAACTACGAAAACATACAGGAAAAAGCACAAGTGCTCACAACCATGCTTGGTAGTAACAAGATTCATCCTGAGCTTGCTTTTACGCATTGTGGTATGTTTAGCGACCCTGGATTAGCTTACAGCAGCAGTATGGATTATATGAAACAACAAGAGGTCAAGACAGGAGGCGAAGAAACTGAATCAGACATTGAATGAAGCCAGATGTAAATTTTGCAACAAGCTTTTAGGAAAAATTTCAGGTGTTTCCGAGTTATCGTGTCCACGCTGTGCCGCTGTCATACGGTTTAACGGAGAAGGAAAGGCCGAAGAAGTTAAGCGAAAACCAAAAAACAGAGCGTCTTGAACGCCGTACCTACAGTAAAGGTATGGCGTTTTATTTTATCTAGGAGGAATGTAATTTGACAAAAGACGAAGTTTTAAAAATTTTTCCTGATGCGACAGAAGAGCAATTAACTGCTCTTTTATCAGGCAACTCAGACGACGATGTTCAGGCGGCTTTACAGAGGGCCAAAGACGCAGAAAAAAGCTTTCAAATCCAGAAAAACCGTCTTGACGTGGAACGACAATTCCTGAAAGCGGGAATCGCAGAAGAAGATTACAGCAAGCTTATTGATTCTATCGTTTCCGAAGACGGCAAAAAAAGCACTGCAAGCGCAGAAGCCTTTATTGCTATTCTGACCGCTCAGAAGGAGAAGACGGAAAAAGAGATTAAGGCGGAACTGCTAAAACAAACACCGCGGCCAGGCGGCGGAAAAGACGGTGAAGACGGCGACGATACAGAGGGCGAGGCTCTAGCAAAGCAGCTTGGCGCGGAACGAGCTAAAACCGCCGAAGCAGCCGGGGAATCTATGAAACATTATATGGGAGGGAAATCATGAAATACGCAGCAACACCATTCGGAAATACCTTAATAATTCTTGCAAATGACCATTATTTCGGCGTTGCAAAGGCTGTAACAATCGCGGATGGAACAGCGGTTGTAAAAGCGGGTACGCCTATTGATGAATCTGGAAACCCGATTACAACCGGTACTGCTTTTGGTGTACTGATGCACGATGTTACGGCGGATAATCCCAACGGGACGGTTATCATTCACGGGTGTATCGACAAGAAAAAGGCACAGGAACACAGTGGTGTAACCTATGATGATGCCACAATTGCCTCTATGCCAATGATTAAATTTATATAGGAGGATAGTTTATGGATTTAACAAAGCTTTTTACAGCGCGCGCAATTGCAGCTTATTATAACGAAGTTGCAAGTAACGCAATCCCGTACTTGGGTGCGGCTTTATTCCCGGCTAAAAAGAAGGCCGGTCTTGACCTGTCTTGGATTAAAGGCAGCAGAGGACTTCCAATTTCACTGATGCCTTCTAATTTTGACGCAAAGGCAAAGCCAAGGAACAGAATTGGCGCGCAGAAAATCGAGACAGAAATGCCGTTTTTCCGTGAAAGCTTTATTGTTACGGAAAAAGACAGGCAGGAGATTTTGAGGGCGCAGGACAAGGACGATATATACCTGAAAGCCACACTTGATAAGATTTTTGACGACGCTAAAAATCTTATCGATGGCGCAGATGTCATTCCCGAACGAATGATTATGCAGCTGCTTTCTCCTGAAAACGGGAAGCCTTCCATTTCTATTTCTGCGAACGATATGGTTTACTCGTATAATTACGACCCTGACGGTTCGTTTGAAAATAACAACTTCATGAAAATCGTTTCCGATTCCGATAAATGGAGCAATGCGGACACGTCTGACCCGATTGCGGATTTAAAGAAAGCGATTGAAGCTGTATATACAAAATCCGGCACACGTCCGAGCATCGCGCTTATGAGTACAGCAACCCTAACACTTCTGACAAAAAGCAAAGCGGTACGTTCGGCGGTTCTTGCACAGAACACAGGGGCTACGGTGTATATGACAGATATTGTTGTGAAAAACATTATTTCACAACTGTTGAATATTTCTATTGTTGATTACAACAAGAAATTCAAAGACAATGACGGAACTACTCACCAGTTCTACCCCGACAATCTTGTTACGCTTATACCGGACGGTGCGCTGGGCAGTACTTGGTTTGGCACTACGCCGGAAGAGGCCGATTTAATGGGGAAATCAAATGCAGCGGTTGAAATTGTAAACACGGGGACAGCGGTAACAACCATCACGCAACCGCACCCTGTGAACGTATCGACGATTGTATCCGAAATTGTCCTTCCGTCGTTTGAACGGATGGATGAATGCTATGTTATGAAGGTGGTCTAATATGAAATATCCATATATGGTTAAACACGAAGGCAAATACTACCCGCCGTACACGGAAATCCCCGAAAACAAGGAACCCAACAAAGAGCCTCAGAAGGAACCCGAACCGCCTAAGAACGAAAAACCGGGCGGCAAAAAAGGAGAGTAAGCCCATGAACTCTCTTGAGCGTTTGCGTATCAGGCTTAACGGGGAAGAAGTAGAAGACAATGTTTTGCTTGACTTGTTGGAAAGTGCAAAAAACATAATTTTGACCTACCGTTACCCGTGTGGTAACTTTCCGACTGTAAAAACAGAATCCGGTGTGGAAACTTGTTTGGAGCCCCGATATAACGATTTACAGGTGCGAATAGCCATAGAGCTGTATAGCAAAATGGGAGCGGAAGGCCAGACTTCCCACGCAGAAAACACCATTGCAAGGTCATATGAAAGCGCAGGAATATCCCCGTCTCTACTTGCTGAAATAACCCCTAAAGTAGAAGTGATTTCATGAGAACGCTAGATAAGAACAAAAGAAGTTTTTATGTGTCTTCTCCTATTATGAAACAGCCGATATTGGATGAAGATGGCTTTGAAACAGGGGAATCAGAAATTTTATATTCTACGCCCGTTAAGCAGCGTGGGAATATTTCTGAGGCGCAAGGAGAAGCGGCTAATAAGGAGTTTGGAAACATAACCGATTACGACAAAGTAATTGTTTTATCCAAATCCACTTGTCCGATAACTGAAACGAGCAGGCTATGGGTTGACAATACCGATATAACAAAGCCAGCTGATTATAGCGTGAAGTGCATAGCCAGGTCTTTGAACAGTATTTCCGTTGCTATAAAGAAGGAAAAAAGAACACGATGAAAACAATACGGTTTGGATTAAGCGTCGGTTCCATTGCAGCGGCGAGAAAAGAACTACAGCTATATAAGCAAGAAGTGGGGAAGAAGATAGAACTTGTTGTTTCCCGTTTGATTGCAGAAGGTGTAGAGATAGCAAGGAATGAAATTATTTCACTTGGCGCAGTAGATTCAGGGGAGCTATACAAAAGCCTCGACGGACTAATTTATACGGACGGGAAAAGCGGAATCATCTTCACGGATTGCCCTTATGCTGGTTTTGTAGAGTTTGGTACGGGTGTTGTAGGGAAAAACAATCCGCATCCGTTAGTTCCGTGGCAATACGACGTAAACCAGCACGGAGAATTTGGATGGGTGTACTATGACGAAGAAGCCAACAGGTTTCGATGGACGAAAGGTATGCCATCCCGCCCGTTTATGTATAACACATCAATGGAACTGCTTGACAGGGCAGAAAAAATAGCAAAAGCGGTGTTTCAATCATGATTTCTGTTTTTAATGAAATTTATACGGCGGTTACACGTTCCATGAAATCGTCCATCGAGGATTTAAATACTTCGCGTCCTTATCCAAAAGGAGAAGTTTTGTTTCCTTTGATGACGATGGAACAAAAAAACAATGTGACGTATAAAAAAACGCTTGATTCCTCATTAACAGAGAATCACGCAAGCATCATGATAGAAATCAACGTTTATAGCAATAAGGAATCTGGCGCTTCTGTTGAATGTGAAAAGATTCTTGGTGTCGCTGATACAGAGATGCAGCGGCTTGGTTTTCTTAGGACGTTTTATAGTCCTATTCCAAACATGGATGATTCCGTGGCAAGATTAACCGCCCGTTATGATGGCGTGGTTAGCAAGAGCAAGATTGTATACAAGACGTAAGGAGGAAAATTTATGGCAATAAGCAGCTTTGGCATTTTTCTTATGATGAAGAAGGAAAATGCTTATGAAAAACTGGTCGATATTAAGGACATTCCCGATTTAGGCGGCGCACCTGAATCACTTGAAAGTACCACATTGACAGATTCCATTCAAACCTATGTACAGGGAATTCAGTCAGCAGAAGCGTTAGAGTTTACTGCGAACTATACGCCCGAAGATTATAAAAAGCTGAAGGATTCTGCCGGAATAAAACAGGACTATTCAGTGTGGTTCGGTGGAACGGCAGGAGCGGACGGTACAGTTACTCCTACTGGTGCAAATGGAAAATTCAATTTTAGCGGAACACATTCTCCCCGTGTAACCGGAGTGGGAGTAAATGAAGTAGTTGGAATGGCTATTTCGATTGCGCCGTCTACGCCGATTGTAATGGACGAAACATAAGGAGGAAAAACAATGGGAAAAATCATTCAGTTAACCTATGAAGGCAAGGATTATACGCTTGAATTTACAAGAAAATCAATCGAGCGTATGGAACGCAGAGGGTTTGATGTTTCAGAGGTTATGAAAAGGCCTGTGACAATGTTGCCGGAACTCTTTGAAGGTGCGTTTCAGGCACATCATCCCTATATCAAAAAGGAAATTGTCAATGCTATTTTCGACGCAATTACGAACAAGGGCGAGTTGATAAACAAACTTTCCGAGATGTATAACGAGCCTATTACCGCAATGGTCGAGGGTTCAGAAGACGAATCCGGGGGAAACGTTCAGTGGGAGGCGAGCTGGTAAACAGTCCAGCCTCCCCGATTTCATATTCAGAGTTTTTTCACACTCAATTTCCGTTCTATCTTTCTATTGGAATGACATATGACCAATATTGGAATATGGACGCGACGCTGGTAAAGGATTATCGAGAAGCTTATTTTTTAAGGAATAAGTATGAAAATGAAAAAATGTGGTTACAGGGATTGTATTTCCTGCAAGCTTTAAACGCTTCTGTCTGCAATATGTTTCTTAAAAGCGGTCAAAAACCATGCATTTATCCAGAAGAACCTTTGCCAAGAACGAAAAAAGAAGTTGAAGAAAAACAGCGGCGTGAAAACGAAGCTAAGATAGCAAGCTTTAAAGCGAAAATCAGTTCTATCAATTCCAAATTCAAGAGCGTCTAAGAGCGCCTGCCGGAAAGGAGGCGTTCTTTTTTGTCTGATGTTACGGTTGACAGGCTCATGCTACAGGTTGATTCAGAAGCGCAGCAGGCATACAAAGGCTTAGATGCTTTAGATGCAACGCTAAAAAAACTGCAATCTACGGTAGGAAAATTAGGGCTGAATGGATTAGCTGAAAATATGAGTTCCGTTGCAAACGCGACAAAAAAGTTAAGCGGGGAATCAGTAAGTAACATTGACCGCTTCGCCTCGGTCTGGCAGAGGCTTTCTCAGCTTGGAAAACCGCAGCTATCTAAAACAACAGCAAACCAATTAACTGCAATCGGTTCAGCTGTCCGTTCGCTGGATGGTATTAACTTCAATGCTATTCGTGAATTGACTGCCGGTATAGCACCTTTGCAAGATGTTGGGAAAGCGACAAACCTTAATTCCAACCTAAACGCGCTAAAAAAGATTCCAGAAATAACAGAGACACTTGATAGTAAAAAGCTTACGGAATTTTCTCAGAAGATTAAGCAGGTTACAGCGGCGGTTAAGCCTCTTTCAACAGAGATGGAAAAGGTGTCTGCCGGGTTTAGTAAACTTCCTGCGAACATGCAGCGCGCCATCAACGCAAATGCAAAGTTGACGGTTTCTAACACGAGAACCACAAAATCGTATAGTTTCCTCGGAACGGGTATTTCCTCTGTTAAAGCAAAGCTCGGAATCTACGCAATGGCGGCGTCCAAACTCTATGATGTTGCTGGAGGATGGGTTGTCAAGTCAAATGAATACGTCGAAAACCTTAACCTATTTACCGTTTCGATGGGTAAATACGCGCAGGAGGCTCTTGATTATGCGGAAAAAGTTCAGGATAAGATGGGCATTGATATGTCTGAATGGATTAGGAACCAGGGCGTATTTATGCAAATTGCTTCTGGCTTTGGCGTTGTGGAAGATAAAGCCTATACCATGAGTAAGGGTCTTACACAAGTTGCTTATGATATTTCTTCATTCTTCAACATTGACATTGCGCAGTCGCTTGAAAAAGTACAGAGTGGTATCGCGGGAGAACTGGAGCCGTTGCGTCGGCTCGGTTATGCTTTGGACGTGGCTACATTACAGCAAATTGCATATCAGCACGGCATAGAACAGAACATCAATAAAATGACACAGGCGCAGAAATCGCAGCTACGCTATATTGCTATTATGGAACAGAGCAACAATGTGTTAGGTGATATGGCACGCACCTTGATTACTCCGGCTAACGCTATGAGAATCCTCAACCAGCAAACTGTTCAGTTACAACGTGCGTTAGGCAACCTGTTCATACCCGTTCTTATAAAAATAATTCCCTATGTTCAGGCGTTCATTAAGCTTCTAACGGAATTTATTCAGGTAGGGGCAAACTTCCTCGGATTTGAAATCCCGACAATTGATTACTCTAATATGGACGGACTGAAAAGCGGGGCCGAAGGTGCAAACGACGCTTTAAACGACGTGAATGATACGGCTGAAAAAGTAAAGAAAAACATTATGGGATTTGACCAGCTGAACATTCTATCTGAACCAAAGAGTAAAGACAGTAAAGTTGATGTTCCTTCTTATGACCTCGGTGTTGATTTATCAGCGTATGACTATGATTTTCTTGGCGAGCTGGATAACCAGACCGAGAAAATATATAAGAAAATGAAAGTCTGGTTCAGCGACTTATACAACACGTTAAAGGAATATGAACCTCTTTTAAAAACGCTCGGTGGTTTGATGGTCGCGCTTTGGGCATTTGGAAAGGTAAAGAAATTTGTTTCTTATATTCAAAGCTTGTGGAAGTGGTTTTCTAACCTAAGTATTGTCAAAACAGTGTCCGGCGCGTTTAAAGCGTTCTTTTCTGCTTTTTCAAAATACCGAAGAGATGGGAACGGGCTTTTTGCCTCTTTTAAAGGCGGAATGAAAGCATTTCGGGATAGTTTGTCAACTACTCAGAAAGTCGCGGGTTCCTTAATAGCTTTGGGTATTGAGTTCGTAACAGTAAAAGAAGCCGTTAAGAACCTTGCGTTAGGGAACATTTCTCTTAACGAAGCGCTCTATACCATAATTCCCGCGTGTGCTGCTGTTGGCGTTGCTATGTATGCAATGTTAGGGCCTTGGGGCTTGGTGGCGGCTGCTGTAGTAGGTATAGGAGCTGCTATTTACGGAGCTTGCGAAGCTTACGATGAAATGGTATCTCAGTTTGTACAGACGACGGTGTTTGACGGTGTTGGAATTTCATTAAGCGTATTTAACGACAAGCTTAAAGCAAGTACACAGTCCATCATCGATAACAACACGCAAATTATCAACTGGGGAAGTAAAATCGCCGAGGCAAATCAAAAAATCAATGAATCCGTCACTAAGATTCAGGGGCTTACATTAACGCTTGGTGAAAGCGGTACTGTAACCTATGACGAAATCGAAGAAATCAAAGGCTATTTCAGCACGCTGTATGACACCATCAAAGAAAAAATGTCCTATTCTCAGGAAGTTATCAATACAGCACTTGTACAGGCGATGAAAGATGCAACGCCTGAAATTTCAACGCAAATCGATACACTTATCGGCGAATATCAGAGATTTGTCCGTGAGACACAGGGTAGGGCGGCAGAACTGAAAAACCAGATAGAAGGCGGATATGACGAGTTAATAGGAAAGGCAACAAATTCCGAAGACTATAACAAAATCATGTCCAATATCAACAACTGGTACAAGGAATTGGGCTCCCTTCAAGGTGGTATGTCAGAGGCTTCTTTCAAGTGGGAGGACACATTATCTAAATTCAACAATGGCGAAATAGATTTTGGTGATGATGTAGGCGATGCCAAAAAGCAAATTGGAGAAATCGCTTCTACTGGAAAAGAGGCATTGGATTCTATCAAAGAAGCTCGTACCACTACAATGACAGAACTTGAAAATGCTATAGCGTATGCCTCTGAATATAAGCAGGAATATCTTCCGGCTCTTTATGACACAAGAGATTCCTTGGAGAAATACTACAGCCAGCAGGAAAGTGAAGTGAAAAAGGAAATTGAATCTGTCTTTTCTGGAATTTCTACCGGGCTAGCTGGAAGCGCAAAAAAAGTCCTTGAAGAAGCGTCTAAGAAATACGATTCAAAAGAGGGCTGGGATAAGTTTTGGTCAGACTTTGTAAGTCCAGGCGGAAACGGTAAAGCAAAATTTCAAGAAGATACAATCAGCAAATTCAAAACTGATATTTTCGACCCGATTTCAACAGAACTTAATAATCAGACGAAATCACTCGGCGCGAGTGCAAAAAATACCGGAACAGCGGTCGTCGGTGGTTTACTCGACGGTTTAAAAACCGTTAAAAACGGCAGTTACGGAGAAAACAACGGGTATTTCCTTGCCGGACAAAACGCATTGGAAGGTTATATCAACGGTGCAAACAGCAAAATGGGCGACGCTGAAAAAACTGGAAAAGATATTTTTAAATTTTCATACGATGCCCTTTATAAAGAAGGAGATTTTGGTTCACCATCCAAAAGAACTTTTAAGGCGGGAGTTTGGTCTGCTCAGGGCCTTGGAAACGGTGTGAAATCTGAAACTCCCTACGCAGTCAAATCATTTGTCGATATGACCGAAAAGAGTTTGAGTGTCGTGAAAAAGAACGCTGATTTAAGCAAGTACGGAAAACAGATGTCAAGCACGTTAGCCGATGGTATAGATTCAAACACAATTGTGTTTGGTTTTACCGATACCTTTAATCAGGTTCTTCAAAAGCTACAGCAGTTTTCCGATAACTTCACAGGCTCGTTAAACCGTGTTGTATCAGGATTTGCGGATTCCGTTTCCAATGTCAAAGTAGAGGCAAATGGTTCCGTATCATATCAAACGATTCCAAAAGTAACTGTTCCGAAGGTATACGCGGAAGGCGGATTTCCGAATAGAGGCGAAATGTTTATTGCGCGTGAAGCAGGGCCTGAATTGGTTGGTTCAATGGGAAATAGAAGCGCAGTAGCAAACAATCAGCAGATTGTTGACGGCATCTCCAGAGGCGTGTACAGGGCTGTGAAAGAAGCGCAAGGCGACGGTGCAATGAACGTTACCGTTGTTAACCAAATTGACGGGGACGAGGTTGCCCGCCGCGTCTACAAAATCAAAAAAGAAGACAGCAGAAGGTATAACAGGGTGAATATGTAATGGCTTTTATGAAAGTAAACAATGTAGAAATCCATTCTCCGGCCTCATGTACTTGGAAACTGGCTGATTTGTCAAGCGAAGAAAGCGGGCGTTCCACGCGCACCGGAATCATGCAAAAGGATGTAGTAGCACGAAAAAGAACTCTTTCGTGTGCGTGGAGTGCAATGACATGGAATGAAGCGCACAATTTAACGCAGTTTTTCAAAGAGGATGGAATTATTGTTTCAGTTACATTTCCTGACATTATGGAAGGCTGCAATATAACAAAACGATTCTACACAGGCGACATAAGCGCAAATTACAACTTATGGGATGAAGTTCACCAAAAATTTATTGTTACAGATGTAACTTGTGACTTTATAGAAGAGTAAGGGGAGAGCTATGCAAAATGTTTCAAACCAATACAAAGAGCTTATAACCTCTTCAGGCCGACAATTCGTAGCAAAAATTTATACCAATATTGAACTGAGCGACGAGCAACGGAAAACAGGTCTATATTCATTCAACGAGTTGAACAACAATTTGATAATATCCAATGACAATATTATGATGGGAAGCCTTACAATTACGGACGAGACAACAGAACAAGGCTCTTTTGGCATTGGCGGCGCAATTATCAATAAATTAAAATTTGAAGTTGAAAATTTTAACGGTCGCTTTAATGAAATTGATTTTGCCGAAGCTGAATTTGATGTTAGAATCGGGCTTATTACTGCTCAAGACTACGAGGGAAACCTAACTATTGAATGGGTGAAAAAGGGAATCTATACAACGGAAGAAATCGTCAATAATGATAATTACGTGACGGTAACAGCGTTTGATAATCTGGCAAAGTTAGACCGCCCCTACAACGAAAGTAATTTGAAATATCCGGCTACGCTTGCGGCTATTTTGGACGATGCGTGTACTCGCTGTGGGGTAGTAGTTGATTCTCTTGATTTCCCAAATGCAAGTTGGAAGGTATCAAATAGGCAGCACATCGACGATTCCGCGACTTTTCGTGATGTCGTTTCTTGGGTGTCGCAATTGGCTTGCTCATTTGCAAAATGCGACGCAGACGGACGTTTGCATATCAAATGGTATGAAAGTACAGAAACGGAAATAAACGAATCTAGAACGATTTCTGGCGGCGTTGCGGTAACTGGCGTTTCGGTTGTAAACGCCGCAGATGAAGAATTGAATTTCATGACAGGTGAGGAAGGTTATGTCCTCCATATTGAAGGAAATCCGCTCGCACAAATTAACAGCCATTCTACTAACAATCCTATGTGGGATTCTGTTTGGGCGGATAGGTTGCTCGGCTTTCGCATTACTCCTTTTGAAAGCGCGGAAATATCAAACCCGGCAATTGAGGCTGGAGATATTGTTACTGTATATGATAAGCACGGGAACGCATACCGCACGCCGGTAACGGGACTGACTTATAAGCTGGACAGTAAAACAAACCTTCGATGTGACGCTGAGACAGCGGAAGAAAAAAACCGCAGCGGTGGGAACCAGACCGCAAAAATCAAAGCAATAGCGAAGCAGGAAGCAGAAAAGAAAATTTCTGCCTACGACGTGTATGCGCAAAATTTCAACGGCTTGATGGCTAATAGCATGGGTTTTTATGAAACATCTGTACCGCAGGACGACGGAACCAAAATTGTCTATCAGCACGACAAGCCAACAATAGAAGAAAGCAAATACATATGGAAAAAAGGAATTGATGGGTTTGCTGTTTCTTCGGACGGTGGCAAAACGTGGGGCGCAGGTTTTGATAAAAACGGAAATGCTGTTTTAAATGTTCTCGCGGCTCATGGTGTCGTAGCAGACTGGATAAAAACAGGCGTTATACGCGGAGCAGAGAACACAAATGCGTATTTCGACCTTGACAATGACGAATTGTCCTGCACCAAAATGAGCGGTTCTAACAGCGGATACTATTTCAAACTTGACAAAGTGGTATACAGCGGAGCGCCATACTACAGTGGAATGTACGCATACAGTAAAGAGAACAATTCCTTGCAGGGTGGCATTTTTAACCTTGAAGAAAAATATATGGGCTTGTTGGGGGTGAACGGTGTTTCTATTCGCTCAAACGCCCTGAACAGTACCCTTTGCAACGAGTTTAAAATGACAAATGATTCCAGCGGAAAAGGCGAAATATCACTTACCCGATTAACAGGATATACCGATGTAACAACGGAACGAGTAATGCGTATCGACGACACAAATCTGTATTTAGCAAAATACTTCAACTCTGCCGCAAATGCGACTAATAATTGTTACATCCACATGTATCAAGATGGAGGGACTACGGGAACACGTTTAGAAATTGGTGTGCGTTATCCATATAGCGGTAGTTCGCAGGAACGAACCAATTTTATCCGTATTGGATATAACACGATTGAATTTTACGTGGCAGGAAGGAAGGTGGCAGGATGGCCCAGTTAAAAGAAATCGAAAATTTAACGCACGATATTTACGCAAGGCTAGCTAGTTTACAGATTCAAGCGACTGGTACAAATATCGGGACGATGGCATGTGTTTATACGATGCTTGATAAAATCGATGCGTTGACAAAAGAAGGTGATACAGATGGCGCTGTACAAGGAAACTCACAAGATTAAGGTATTCGAACCGAATTCAATTACTTTAAACGCTGTACAAGGAGAAGGGAACGAACGTGAATACGAGTTTATCCTTATTGAAAAATCAGGGGACACTCTTAAAACCACCAATGCACCGATTACTGACAAGATGTTGGATGTGACAGGATGCAGCGTCCGCCTTTATGTTGCAAAGGCAGACGGGCATATTGTCTATATGGAAGGTAAAGTGGCAGATGCTAAAGGCGGAGTTATTTCATTCGTCCCAAAACAGCAGGTGTTTGCAGCATATGGAAAGGCAAACTGTATTTTACAAATTACATCTGCAAATGGAGATTTGCGAGCGGTTGGTGTAACATTGAACATCGGCAAAGCTGAAATTGATGGCGCGTTAGAAAGTAAGGATGAACTCACCGCTTTAGCCGAAGCGGTCATAAAAACAGAAAAACTATATGCGTCGGTAAATCAAGCAATAGGGCAGGTAACAACAGATACAGAAATTATTTTGGCTCGTGGAGATGAAAACACTTTATCTGAACGGCTGGATAAATTTATTGGAAAACAGTACGCAGAAAACAACTTTGCAAATGTAAAAAACGCCGGAGCAATTAAAATCCTAAACGAAAATGTAATAGTTCAGCCGCAAAGTTTAAAAAATTCAGTGGATGAAATTGCTATTAAAAAAAGTGCTGTCACCAGTTCTAAGATAGCGGACGGAGCAGTAACCGACGCGAAAATCGGACAGGGAAACGTCAAGTCGATAGCCGACGATTTTTCAAACAGCGGTATCATTGGATTCAACCTGGAAAAGCTTGAAAAAACGATCAAAACAGAGTTCAACAGCGGTTTGGGCATCACATCCATTGGCTATAGCATCCCGTTCCTTTACGATGGGCGTAATTTTAAATATCTCTATCTCCCCTCTGTTAAGATGGTGGAGGACGGACAGCTTACCTTCATGCTCTGCAAACCGTCCGATCTCTTGGGAAAACAAGTCCACGAAACAGAGCGGCTTGCAAACCGCAAAACCAAAGTTGCTTTATCGGCAGGGCTTCATACAAACGTATGTGTAGAACTCAATCTGGATTATTCCCAATGCGAGGCAGGAACAGAATATTTAATCTGTATTTATGGGATTCAGAAAACCACCTCCCCAACCTATTCCTCCGCGACAAAATTCCAGCTTTCCAACATAGCAAACACGGCAAACGTCGCCGGCGTTTTGACCGGTATATATAAAGATGCGCTCTATCTCCCGCCAAGCGGCGCGTGGAGATGGACGAAGGCCAACGCGGGTGCGGAATATTACATTACCGTCCAATGCGCGCTGGGCGTGGAGTATCCTTATCAAAGTGATATCACATCTTTTGTAAACGCCCAGATTGAAGCGGGTAAAAAGCCGGAGCGGATGGCGAACTACCTGCCGCCGGAAATTCCCGCCGTAGTGGGTGACCCGTTGGAACTGTTCTGGGACAGCATATTCGGCGCGAAGAACATTACCGATTACCGCCTGAAGGTACAATGGGACAACAACGCTTGGCTGGGGGAAGTATACGACAGGAAGCTCAAATGGACGCCTCTGGACAGCCATATCGGGCCGCACACCCTGAAGGTGACAGTATACGATGATTTTGACCGGGAGATTTCCGCAGCAAGCACGACTGTGCGGGTATATCCAGTGAGGAATCCGGCTGTCTCAAAAAACCTGTTGATCATTGGCGATAGCCTGACACAATACGGCGACGATAAAAGCACCGTGAACACGCTCTGCACCAAATTGCAGGAAAACGGGGTCACAAATCTGAACCTGATTGGGACGCAGAAGATGGCAAGCAACCCAAACGCGTGCCATGAAGGGCGTGCGGGTTGGAAGGTTTCCGACTATCTCGATGTTTCAAAAAGCCCCTTTGCTGTAAATGGGACGATTGATTTCAAAGCTTACTGCGAAAAGCATGGCTATTCCGGTATCGACTACTGCATCATTCATTTAAACTGGAACGATACGTTTACTGATTATTCCGGTGTTGCCTCCCGTTTGCGGGCGCTTGCGGAAAAAGTACAGGAGAGCTACCCGGAATGCCGGATTATGTTTGTCAGCTTATCCTCCTACCCCAAGACGAGAATGAACCTTTGGGGTTTTTGCCTGAAAACATCGGCCTGGGAACTCAGCAAAGCGTTACAGGCAGTTACTGGAACAAAGGAAAACTGGAGTACAATCCATTTGTTGCAGGAACGTGACTGCGAGTACAACAACGGGTTTGTCGAACAGCCGGTAAACCTGCGTAACGATATGGCAATGAAAGTCTTAACAGACCATGTACACGGCGGCACCGGCGAGTACCAACAGATTGGCGATACCTATTACCGCGCGATTATGGCGCAGATCAATAAAGATAAGCAATAAAAACAGCCGCGTACAGCGGCACAAATTGAAAGGATGGTTTTGCTATGGCAACACAAAGGGAAAAAGCGGTGCAGGCCGCGAAGAAGGAACTTGGATACCGGGAATTGGCAAACGGCTGGACGAAGTTCGGGGAATGGTACGCCGCATATATGAACTGCAAGAACCAGGGCTTTGAAGCTGCCGACTGGTGTGCGATGTTCTGCGCGTGGTGTATGTATCACGCGGGGTTAACATCCGCACAGACCGTATTCACCGCAAGCGCAGGCCCGACAGGTGAAACGCAGTGGCGGGCGAGAGGTATGTGGAAGGATAAAACATACAAGCCAATGCCGGGCGATTTAATCCATTTTACCTGGGGGCACGTTGGGATTGTGGAACGTGTATCAGGAAATACCGTGTACACAATCGAGGGCAATTACAACGATATGGTAGCCGCACGCAGCTACAGCCTTACCTACAGCGGCATACGCGGATATGCCGCGCCAAACTACAAGGAAGAAAGCAGGGACAATTACATGGAAGTCAAAAATGGGGATATCAACAATTTCGCGTTGCTCGTCAAATCCGAATTAAAAACCTTAAAGCAGCTGGGTTACATAACGGCATCGGTAGATGACAAGAGCGGTTACGGCTCCGGTTCCGTAAAAGCGGTCAAGGAATTCCAGAAGAAAGCAAAACTCACAGTAGATGGAATCGTCGGCGAAAAGACCATCCGCAAGATGCGTGAGGTAATAACGAAGCAGATTACCGCAGCAAAAACCGCCCTTGGCGCTTAGTAAGGGAGGCGCAGCAGTGTCAACCGAAATTGTTATCGCGTTGTTGTCAATCGTTGGCACGGCGATAGGTTCGGGGCTGGGTGTGATTGCGTCCAGCCACCTAACGAACTACCGTATTCAGCAGTTAGAAAAAAAGGTGGAAAAGCATAATTCTGTGGTGGAGCGCATGGCTGTAGCGGAAAAGGAAATCCGAGTCGCCAATCACAGGATAGAAGATTTAGAAAGGAAGATAGAACATGAACATTAATTGGAAGGTAAGGCTTAAAAGCGGACCATTTTGGGTGGGATTGATTTCACTCGTGCTTACCTTTATTTACACACTACTCAACATGGCGGGAGTCGTCCCGCAGTTCGACCAGAAACAGATTTTGGACATCGTGGTTATGCTGCTTCAAATCCTTGCGTTTATCGGTGTTTTGACTGACCCGACGACGAAAGGTTTTAGCGACAGCGAGCAGGCAATGCGGTATAATGAACCGAAATGAAAGATAAGCTTATAAGACAAAGAAACTCCCCCGGCCTAAAAACCGGGGGAATTTTTGTTTGTAGGGTCAAAAGTTGACCGTTTGAGGTTGAATTCGTTGGTTTTATAAAGGTTTATTGAAAGGATACTTAAAACCCTTTCCATTAACACGGCCGTGATTATCAATCACAATAACAGTAAGGAGTTTTAAAAATGAGCACAGAAAAAGAAACCAGAGGCAGTATCACTTTAGACCTTGGAGGCGCATTGTCCATTGAAACCGATGAGGTTGCCGACCTGAATGGAAAAATCACAGAGCTTTCCGATGAGCTTTCCATTGTAAAGGATTTTATCGGTATGTCTCCCGATGTTGGTATAATTCCGGAACTTGTTTTTCTCGAAAATGGCAGCTGTTATCCATCACATCTGGAGTTTCCGGAAGATCAGAGAAAAGTTGACGCAGGGATTTATGAAGCACAGCCGTATTTGAAGAGCGTAAAATTTTCAGACACAATGACGGCCATTGCTGATAATGCTTTTCAGAACTGTACAGGTCTGAATACCGTAGAATTCGGAAAAAACATTACTTCAATAGGAGAAAATGCTTTTAATGGCTGCAAAACAATTACCAGCCTCGACTTGCCGGTGGGGCTTAAAACCATTGGGGCAAATGCTTTTCAGGGCTGTGCTGCCATTACTGGTAATATTACCTTTCCGATGGATTTTTACTCACTTGGAAAGCAGGCATTTCATAAGTGCAGCAGCCTGAAGTCCGTTACATTTTCTACGAAACTGAAATCAATTCCAGAATTTTGTTTTGCTCGTACTGGTCTAGAAACAGTTTTGGTACCTGGAAACATTACCAATATTGGATCATATTCATTTGCATACAATCCAAACCTAACAACCGCTCATTTGGATCATGGCGTACAGTCGTTAGGCGATTACATTTTTGCAGAGTGCCCCATTTTAAAAGAAGCTTACCTGCCAAATACAATTGGTTGGATTGCAAGTGCTCCGTTTTTAGACTGCCCTCTTTTAGAAACGCTCGTGCTTGAACAAGGCTTTAACTGTGAATTGATTTTGACTACAAACAGCCAACTGAGCACGGAGTCGCTGGTAGGAATAATCGACGCACTTGCAGATCTTAACGGCCAGACGTCAAAAAGGCTTGTTTTAGGTAATATAAATCTAAATAAGCTTACAGCAGAACAGAAAGCCATCGCAACAAACAAAAATTGGGCTATTAATTAAATAAATTAAAGCTTTCATTTGAATTTCGGGCAGGGAGAATATCCCCGCCCGTTTTTTATTACTTTTTCATGAATAAAATAAATGAATGGTTATAAGGTAAATAGGCCGATATAAAAATGAGCCCCGTATTAATTATGGGGCTTTCTTTTTGGGATTTTAGGCCTGGGTTCAATTAGCACTTCATACCATTTTTTGGGGAAATCCTGTGTGATTCAATCATTAGATAATTGTTCTTTAAATGTTATTGGAGGTTTTATGTTCATGTTTTTTCTCCGTATAAAAAATGTCCCCCACTGGGACACATCGCATATCTTTCAATATGGAGAGGTGCGGGGGGTCAATATGGTTGTAGACCCGCAGGTTACTACAACACGGTCACTAAGCTATAAATATTGTATCATGCGTAAACAACAAAGTCAAATATCAAAAAATCCCCCGCAGCGGTGTAGAAACCGTTACGGGGGATTTTTGCGTCCTTGTTATTTGACAAACTTTATAACCAAAACGAATGTGCCCGGAAGAAAGAAGATACATGCAGGTTGTGTACGCGGGGTTCGTCTTGGGTGTTCGTCTTGGGTGTTCGTCTGGGTTTCCAATGGTGGGCCATTGGGGAGTAAAGGCGAACCCATGAAGAAGTGAGAGAAACGGCTTGTGTTAGCGGTTTCTTCCGCTTTTTCATAACCTTTACTAATTTCCTCAAGCTTTGTTCGGTCGCCGGAAGATGTGAAATTATAAGAAATTAATATGTGGTCGTCGTACACATAAACGCTATTCACAAACGTGTCAACCAGTTTGCGCCGGTATTCTTGGTCGGCTATATCGCCGCCCTTGAATTTTTCGAGAAAGAAAATAACCTGTTCACGTGTTACAATAGGATTTTTTAAGCTTTCTTCCGTGATTCCATGTTCAATAGCAACTTTTTCAGCTTCAAGCGTTTCCATTCGGCTTTTGGTGGACGGAGTTATTATTCCCTGTTCAATTGCACGAATGATATTTTCGATTGACTTCTCCACTTCCACAAGTCGATTTTTTAACCCGGACAAGACTTGATTGTTCTGCTCCCGCCGCTGAAAATCAATAACACCGTCGGCAATCCGTTTGATTACATCATCGTTTAAAACTGTATTAACGGTTTCGGATATGACAATATTTTCTATCCAGTCTTTTCCGACGTTATCTTTATCGCAATTATGGTCACGGCGGCGACCAACGCAGGAGTAATAATAATACTTCGCGCCGAGTTTACCTGTACCAGACATGCCCGTCATACCCATTCCGCATTTGCCACAGTATAATTTTGTAGTGAGTAAAAATTCCACATCATTTTTCTTTAGGCGTTTTTTGCTCGCCCTATCATTAAGTTTTTTCTGCACGGCTTCAAACAGCTCCTTTTCGACGATTTGCGGAATGGCCCCCTCGACGTATGTATCTTTATATTTGTATACTCCCATGTATTTGGGATTCCTCAAAATAGAGTTAATACCATTTATTGTGATTTTATTTCCTTTGGTTGAGCGGATTCCCAAACCGTCTAAATATTTCACTAGCTCCTGTATGGTACTACCAGTATTATACATTTGATAGATACGTTTGACAACAGGTGCTTTTTCGGTATCGAGCACATACCGTTTTTTTTCGGTTTTAAAGCCGAATGGGATATTTCCACCGTTTGATATACATTCCAGTGCGTTATCGGTCATGCCGCGTTTTACATTTTCGCGCAGGCTCGCAGAGTAAAATTCTGCTTGGCTTTCAAGTGCGCCCTCCAATAAGATTCCTTCCGGGCCGTCCGGGATATATTCGCGGGCGGAGACAACACGGATATTATATTCTTTCAGCTTCGCCTTATACCGTGCGGAATCGTACCGATTACGCGCGAAGCGGTCAAGCTTCCAGCAAATTACATATTGCCACTTTTTCTTAGCCGCGTCCTTTATCATCCTTTGAAAGCCGTCGCGCGTGTCGGTTTTTCCTGTGAGAGCTTTATCTATATATACGCCTATTACAATCATATTGTTGCGTGCGGCGTATTCTAAAGCTTCTCGTACCTGTCCTTCAATTGATTCTTCCCGCTGTCCGTGCGACGAATATCGAGCGTATATTACGGCGTAGAACATACCCGGAGCTGCTTTAATCCGTTTGTTGTACTTTTCATAGTATTCTAGCAACGCCTCAATCTTTTTATCTTTTTCCCCAGAGGTGTTAATGGCCTGAATACTTTCTATGTATTGTTCCAACGTTAAAAACATAGGTTCCTCCTGCGCCGCTCTTTCCTGTTGCAGTAAGGGAGGGCGGTGTTTTTGTTTATGCTTTTCCTGATAGATAGACTTTTACATCGTCGTATTCCTGGTAACAGTTTGCTTCAGCTTTTTCGGTTTTCCCTGCTTTTATTTGATTTTGTTTATCCGCTGTATATCCAGTATCGCAATATACTATTTCTCCAGATTTAAAAAACAGTGCTGTAAACTCTACAAATGCCGCATCTTTATCTCCGTTGTTAGTAACAGAGACAATGGCTTTATTTTTCACTTTATCAACCTTGTACGTTAGCGATGATAGAACGCAATCGAAATAGTTTTCTTGTTCTGCCTCAATTTTGTATTCAAGAGATGCGTAAGGCTCATCACAGAGAAACCGGAGAGCAACATCACATCCTGATTCAACAGCTCGCACAGCTTCGTTATTAATACCGATTACAGTTTCATCCTTGTCTTTTTGACTAAGCTCAACAGAAATATTAAGATTAAATTTTGAACCGTTATGAATGGTAAGAACCACCCAAGGGTTTTTAATTAAATCTGTGTATTCGTAGGTTTCTACTCTCAGTTGCTTAATAACTTCTTCTTCGTTAAATTCTCCCTCTGCCACAGAAGCGACATTTGAAGAATTATCGCTGTTTTCATCGCTTGATACAGGAGCGCCGTTCACTTGTTGCTCCAATTGTGCCTTTAAGCTGTCGCGCTCAGAAACAACTTTGTTGTATTCTTCCTGTGATACGCCTCCTGAGCAACTCGAAACGCTTACAGCCATCACTGCCGCCATTAAAATTACTAGGATTTTCTTCATGTTCATTCCTCCGATATTTATATACTTGCAGAATTTGACATTTCTCTACAAAGTATATATAATTATTTCGTCGAAGGAGTGACATACCTTCACAATACCTTTATTCAGGCCGTTGCGAGTGCCAGCTCGCAGCGGTCATTTTTTTATATTAAAGGGATAAGCGAAGCTTTTACACTCTTTTTCAAATTTTGGGATTTCAAAGTTTACATCAAAACTCTTTGTGAAAAAAAGAATGCGTTCTAGCTCGTCGAATTGCCTTGTAATTGTTGTTAAGTCTGCAACGATAATAAATTTATAATCACCTTTGCGCAAATCAATTAATAAACGACCAAACGCAGGCCGTTTTCCAGCCTTTTCGTCTCCGGTGTCACAATCCCAATAAATTTGTACTACTTTAACTCTGTATTTTAAAGCGTACATTCTTGCTGTGAAAATCTGTTTCCATTTTTCTTGCCGTGTTTTTGCCCGGACGTATATTGCAGCTCTACCATTCATATTAGGAAACCCACCACCATTTCCCTCGACGTTTTGGGGTTTTTATATCTTCTGTTTTAAGTTCGCGCCTCATTTCATCGGCAGACAGCGGCTTATCGTCAAGGTCGGGGCTAAAATGTAATAAATCATCATCAAAAATGGAATCACGGTCAAATGTATACAAATAGTGTAGCTTGCGCAACTCCTTTGCCCTTTCGCGTGAGGCCCTTAATACAGTACCATCGTGCATGTTTACATCTCTATCGATTATGTTATAAACATAGTAAAAATTAACGATTGTACAACGGTCAATACGGAAGAAGAAGTTTTCTTTGTAATCTTTTTCGATTTCTGCGAGAGTTGCCCGTAATTTAACATCCCCATTGGTGGTATGGGCAATAACATAGTTCCGATTACTAGTAAAATACTTGATACTCGACATATCCAGACCATCATCCGGAATTATCTCAAATTTCACCTTTTTGTGGGCGTCGTTGTATTCCCGTAAAACCTTTCTTATTGCTTCTTCGTAATCTTCATCGCACCCTTTAGTGACAAATGAAAAAACCTCGTGGTTTATTGATTCTTTAATATACTTGCCGTGGCTCGTTACATAAATAATCTTTATTCTCGGATTACTTTTATACATAAAATCGGCAACCTGAAAGCCGTTCATGCCCGGCATGTCCACATCCAGAAAAACAACATCAAACATAGCTTTTTCGTGAGCTGCTAATATTTCATCTGGTTTTGTAAATTCCCTATACGCAAAACTAATCTTACCAAATTCGTTGAATCGTTCAAATAATTCTTTTACCTTTTTTGACACTTCGATTAAATGCAGAGCACTATCATCACATATCGCAATATTCATTTTGACACTCCTTATAAAGATTCTATATCTATTATAAGGAGTTGACATATACTATTTAAAGCGGAAAGTATTGGTAATTCATTAGTGCAAGTTGCACAACGAAATGATTTTTTTATGCAGTTCGTCCCTAATTCGTGCAATTCGTCCCACAAGGGATTTACAAAATTTTGTGGATTGGTATTATGTAATCAACACCCAAACAAATCCATTTGACCGGTCATCATGGATTATCAAATTTGTGTAATTCCGTTATTATTACACATTTTAATACGCCAATTATATAAAAGCAATAGGAGGGATAGTAATATTTTACTGTGCCATAAACGGGACAGGAAATGTTTAGTAGTTAAAAATGCATTGACTAAATAGAACGAATGTTCTATTATTGGTGACAGGCAGAAGGACAAGATGGAGGTAGTTTGAAATGGAAGAAACCTTACATACTGAGAAAAAGGAAGTTCCTCAATCGTTTATTGAATTGGCAAAAAAGATTCAGAAAAGAGGGAATGGAAGAAAACAAAAAGACCTAATCGTTAGATTTATTGAAGAATGCCGAAATAATAACACTCAAGCCATCGAGAAGGTCACTTTGAGCGGTGGAAAGCTCCTGCCCCTCTTTAATGAATCCGTTATCAAGTAAAGCTTTATAAATTCCATATGCTATGTCGTTGATTTCGTCGGCTTCTGTGTCGTTTGACACAGAAGCTTTTTTTATTGAATCTTGAAATAAAAAATTTGCATCTACGCCTAAAGCATCAAATAACGCAAGTAAAACTTCCTCTTTTGGGGAGCTTATTCCGTTTTCATAATTTCCAACTGCCGATGCTGTAATACCCACCTTTGCGGCAAGCTCTTTTCTGGACATATTTAATTGTTCTCTGCGTTGCCTTACTCTATCTCCAAATCTCACTTAAATCACCCCTAATCGCATTGTAAGGCTTGTCTGTATATAAGTCAAGAAAAAAGTTACAAGAAACTTGTAAAAAAGTATTGACATGCAAAGAAACTTGTTATATAGTTAATACATCAACAAGATTCTTGTTAAAAAGGAGGCGCGTTAAGTGAGTTATATTGCAGATAACATAAAAAGTGTTATTCAGGAAAAGGGATACAAACAAAAAAATGTAGCTTTTAAGGCGGGATTTTCTGAAAAAGCATTTAGCGATTTGCTAAACGGAAGAAAAACCATTAAAGCAGAGATGATTCCAGGTATCGCTTCAGCTTTGGGTGTGTCACCAAACAGAATTTGCAATAGGCCAAAAACATGAACATAGAAAGGAGATGAAAACATGCCAAAAGTCAAAGAAATGACACGCACTGAAAAAGCGAAAATCCAAGCCGAAAAAATTCCAACAAGTGTAATTTGCGACTTCTCCGCTTCTCTGATACCCGCTATAAATGCTTATTTTGAGCAACCGGGCGTAAAGGAAGAATATGAATCGTGGTTAACTGAGTATAGGAAAAGGCCGCATAGAAAGGAGGTGAACCACAATGAGTAAAACAAAGGCCCTAGCGTCCGGCTGCTGGTATGCTGTCAGGTACCGCGTTCTCCCGTTTCTGGGCAAAAATGCTGTTGCGCTGCTGATATTCCTGTATTTTGTCTTTATCGTTGGAATGAGCGGTGGGCTTGACGCTTGGTTGATTGGCGACCCGCAAGCTGTACCCATTATACTGCTTGGCACAGGGATATGGCTCATGAGCTTGGCAGTCGTAATGATAATCAAAGGCTTGTGGGCAGGAAAGGAGGGAAGACAGTGAGATTACAGATTTATTACCTTGATATGGGAGCTTATCGCAAAGCTTACATAGGCGATTTTTCCGATGAACAGCTTGCCGAATTATTAACCGTATCTTGCTTTGTCGCTGTAAAGTTAACGGAAAATGACCCATATGGTAAGACGCTACCGGACACGATGAAAGAATTTGATTTTCGGCGCGCGGAAGATGGCACAGCCATAATAGAAAAAGCCGCCCACAGTGCTGACACACCGTGAACGGCAGAAGAAATAAACCTATTTACAGTATAGCAAACCTTTACGGTTTGTCAAGGAGGAAAACACAATG